TCTTCATCTGAATATTCTTCTTCGTCTATGTCCGGGAAATGTGATCCCATTTTCTTACCAACTTCGTTCATGGCACAATATTTCATGGCATATTCCATATCTTCTGCGAGTACAATAGTACGTCCACACGCTTTTGCGTATTCTGCTGCAAGTATCATGGACTTTTCGAATACGGGTTGGATAATGTTAATAGCAGATTCCTGTATTTGTTCTATTAAGTTTATGTTTGCGTCTTTTTCTTGTTGATTCATTATGCATTAAACAGTGTTTTAGCGATACCGTTTTCAACACGGAGTATATTATAACTAAGTGCCAAAACTCTAAGTTCCCTTTCCGATTCTTCTTCGCTATTCATAGTAACTTTGAGTATTTGTTCTTTTACTAAGCTAAAGTTTCTTTGGCCTGTAGGGTACCACCGTTCGGGTTCGAGTGCAAAACTATACGAGTAGTATCTTCTGAACAATTGCGTTCTTGAATGATGTATACCACTTTGTACCGCGCGTAAGTTAATAATACTACCCGTTTTGTCGTTTAATATTTCTAAATCGTCAAGTTTAAGTTCTACACTTTTAAGATGTTCGTGTGATAAATATATTGAATCTAGTATTTGGTTAGAATTATCATAGTCAAAAGGTGTTGTAAAAAAACTATTGACACCTTTTCTTTTGCTTTGTATTAAAAAATAGAGTTCTTTTATAGGATTTTTTAGATTTAATTTATAACTATAACTTACGGGATTCGTGTCTGTACTTTGTTCAATTTGAAAATTATTTTCCTGTAATTGTGTTATTATATAGTCTATTTTCTGGTTATTTAACTTTTGTTTTTCCTCTTCATCCAAAGAAACCATTTCCAGTGTGATTTTAGCACTTTTTATTAAGTTTTTTGGTTTGAGACCTGTATACATAACATATGAAGAATCTGATCTTACCGAATGAATGCATTTATCGACGTCTCTTAATTTAATAACAATTTCAATTTCTTGTTGTGTTATGGCACAGAGTGGTATCGCGAGTTCAGGATTATTGTAAAAGTAAAAGGGTATATCGATAAAATATTTAGTATCTGAAGTTGCGTTTCCTAAATAATGCCCTATAGTTGTTGTCATGGCTTCTGTACCTGACAACTCTAAAGGTGGTTTACCCACGAGTTTGGCTAAATTATGTTGTTTCGTCTGCGTGACGTAGTTATCCGAATAAATCGCTAAGAAATCACTCGGTACGCGTTGTATAACTTCACCACCTATGACGAGTTCGACGTATTCAATCATGGCGTGACCTATCGATTCGTTGTATCCTATACCAGTTGTATTTTGGTGTAATGAGTTAATTAAATTTTGATCTATAGCGCTTAATTCAACTTTCAAACTCACGGTTTTCAGAAGGTCGCCTTGATTTTGGGGAATGGTACACTTTATGGTGTTTCCAAATTCAATTTCACCATCAACATCTAAATCAACAAAGAATGGTGCAAAGTTTGTATGTTTTTGAAAATTCTTTATAAAATACGTGTACTCTGGATTATCCGTAAAAAAAGCGTCCTGTGGTCCGGATGTTTGTAACTGAACACGTCCAGCCATTACTAGTATAAGGCACTAAAATTTTAAACCCCCGAGACCGCTATTTATTCGTAACACGTTATAGTTTACTGCATATACATATACTTTGTGTCCAAAATTAGCGTCTGGTGAATCGAGTTCAATTTCAATAAGATTATGAGCTATTCGACTCATGTTTACCTGTCCAGTTGGATGATATGTTTCAGGTTTAAGTGAAAAGCTATACACACCAAAGTTGTTTTCGGTAACGCCCGTATAATATTTCAAAGGTTGTTCGTAACTTAACATTAAATTATCGGCGTCTATTATCGTGTTATTGTTAAATTTCATGGTAACGTGTTTTATTGGGTTGAGTTTATGAACGTCGTCACTCACTGCCAAGAAGAACAGTTCCCTGACAGGATTTTTAAAATTGAGCATACCCGCTTTTTTAGTTTCACCTGCTTTAAACTTAAACTGTGACATTTGGAGTTGTGTGATGACATATTCTATAGGACGGGTAAGTAAGAAGTTCTTTTCATCTTCCGTAACGAAAAAGAAATCAGTGACGAGTGATACTTTTTTAATAGAAGAAGAAACATCAGTGGGTGGATCGATGATATCCGTATCGGTTTTATACTGAATAACAACGTCTTCGAGTTTCTTAAACTTTATGCGTACTTCGACGAGTTGTTTCGTAAGTGCACATACGGGTATAGCTAAACTTGGGTGTCTGAAAAAATAAAACGGTAAAAGGACGTTATAATCCCAATCGTATGAAACCGCTATATAATTATCATGCCCCGTTAAGAAATAAAGTGTTTGGTCTATATCATCTTTGTTGTTATGTATTTGATCATACATGTAGATATAATCACCCGTTATACGTTCAATAGTTTGACCACCAATCAAAAGGTCTGCATACTCTATGATTTGAGCACCTATAGATTTCCTGTATCTTATATCGTATCCAGACGATGCCGTACCGGATGGTTGTGGTAAAGTGAATTTAAGCATCATACTTCGTACGAGATCCCCTTTATTTTTGGGAATACGACACTCTACGGTTGCGTCGTAATCGACATCACCATCGAACGGTGTTTCTATAGCCTCTATTGAAAATTTCGTGTGTCGTTTAAAATTCATCAGGAAATACGAAAATTCGGGATCACCAGTAAGCCATTGGTCCTGAATACCCGTGACAGCAAGGTTTATTCGACCAGCCATTCTTACTTTACGTGAGTAAAATTTTATGAAATAAAACGAGACAGTACTGTAGAATGAACCTTCAACTGAAGAAATTCAGACCCGAAAAAATGACAGACGATCGGGTGTGTGTGTTTATTGGTAAACGTAACACGGGTAAATCTACATTGGTCAAGGATATCATGTATTACAAAAAGCATATACCAGCGGGTGTTGTACTTTCTGGTACGGAAGAAGGTAACCATTTTTACGGTGAATTTATACCAGATTTATTCGTATACGGTGATTACGATAGAGATGCTATAGAGCGAGTTATTTCGAGACAGAGAAAACTAGTTGGTACAAAAGGTAAAAGTAGAAATAACGGTACATTCATGCTTTTAGATGACTGTATGTACGATAGTAAATTTTTGAAAGATACGTGTATTCGCCAATGTTTTATGAACGGGCGACACTATAACATATTTTTCATGCTTACCATGCAATACGTCATGGATTTACCACCAGCACTCAGGGCAAACGTCGATTACGTGTTTGTTTTGAGAGAAAACATCATTCAGAATAGAGAAAAAATATATAAATCATTTTTTGGTATTTTTCCAAGTTTTGATATGTTTAATAAAGTTATGGATGCGTGTACGGAAAACTACGAATGTTTAGTGTTAGATAATACGTCGAAGAGTAATAAAATAGAGGATTGTGTATTCTGGTACAAAGCCACACTTAGGAAAAATTTTAAAGTTGGTAGCCCTGATCTATGGAAACTTCATAAAAAGATGTACAATCCCAAATATTTAGATCAAAAGGAAGCAGATGCTAAAAATGCAACAAAGAAAACAAAGCTTAAAATTACAAAAACAAAGTAATATAATAAATAATGAACTTTATCAGACGAATATGCAGTTCGAGAATGGTCTATCCATACGCAAAATTTAACGAACTTTCATCAGGTGGTGGTTACTATATGTACATAAATGTATGCCACGATTCCAAACGTATATATTTTAACGATTCTATACCCGAATGTGAAAAAAAGGATGTTTTACCTAGGGTTTTAAATACATTTTTGGGTATGTACCCGAGATATGTTTTACACTCAGGCGAATAATGCGTCAATGACATATCTCAAAAACCTATGACTACATAAATGACGGACGTTAGAACTATGAATTTATCTGACACTGGTGACGGTATGGTATCGTTAAATAATAATCAGTCGACACACTTTGTGCCGAATAATCCACCCGAAAAAAATATTGAAAATAAACAAACGATGGACTCGACTCCAATTTCAGATGTTATGGGACACGCTGAAGACCCACTGGAACCACCAATGATGTCTCAAGACCCACGCATGACGCAAATGCAAATGCAAACGCCGATGATGATGGCACAACAACCGGTTACGCAACAAACCCAAGAAAAGAAACAAGCGGAATCTAAAAATCCATTCAACCTTACTGACGACCAGTTCGAAGCACTCATCGTTGCGGTGTGTGCTGCGGCGGCAATTAGTAAGCCAGTTCAGGAAAAACTTGCAAACTTCGTCCCATCGTTTTTGAACGACCAAGGACACCGAAGTGCCGTTGGTTTAGCCTCAACTGGTTTAGTCGCGGCTATTGCTTTTTATATAGCAAGAAGATACGCTTAAATAGCATTATAGTGTTTATACATTCTCTTTCCGAATAAGAAGTACGAAATGAGAAATCCGAACAGTAATCCAACTGCGCGAAGTCCTAGAACAGTACCAGTACTCTTCGTAGTTTTACCGTAATCTTTAAAATCTTTTTCGATGCGTTCGTTTATTTGAGAAATACCCGCAACTATACCCATACCTACTAAAGTTGAAACTACTAAGAATGGTGCGTCTAGAGCTAAACGTCCAAATAGATTACCGCCTCTCGGTAACGCACACAAAATTGATGGTAGTATAACGACGAGCAAACCCATGTTTACCCACTGATTATTCGTTAAAAGAGGCGCACTTATTGTTGCGAGTAAACAGTTAAGCAAAACATACATTTTCATTAAATCGGAGACTGATTCCATTTTATTAATAATAAATATTATTTATTTATCCTGAATATGTTTACCACAGAATTCGGTTCGTTGTGGTATTTCCTGGTAGATTCCAATAGAAACGCATATCGATCTAAGTTTATCGAACTTATCCCAAAACTCTTTACTATGTGAATACTCGACGACGGTACAGTGCGCGAGTTCGTGTAAAAGTACGTGAAATATTTCGTTAGGTTCACCGTCTATACATATACCTATATCGTTACCCTTATTCACGTTATACCCAATAGACCCGTTTAACCGGTGATGCGCGGTGATCGGAATTTCTTTACACAACATTTTGAAATCTTCGTTATTGGTTTTTTCTATGTGTTCCCTGAGTATTCTATACTTTTCGCGAACCTCTGTGAGTTTTTCGGGTTCGCGTGTATTGATAAACAAAAACGCGTTTATTAGTACGAGGAGTATTACGAGTAACATCCTATATTACTTACTTACCATACAGGAACAAAAAAAAATTGGGTAAAGGTATATGAGTAATAACAATAACGTCCCCAATTCTCTCAGGGCACTCGGTGTCAGAAGATTAGACATTGTAATTCTTGATTTGAGTAGGAATAGATTAACATCTTTACCACCAGAAATCGGTAAACTTAAAAAATTAAAGGAACTTAGATTGGATCGTAATAATTTAACATCTTTACCACCAGAAATCGGTAACCTTAAAAACTTAAATAATCTTGATTTGTGGTATAATAACTTAACATCTTTACCACCAGAAATCGTTAACCTTAAAAACTTAAAGAGAGTTGATTTGAGTAATAATAGATTAACATCTTTACCAGAATCAATAGGTAACCTTAAAGAGTTAGAGTATCTTTCTTTGTGTGAGAATAAATTAACATCTTTACCAGAATCAATAGGTAACCTTAAAAACTTAAAGAGAGTTGATTTGTATTATAATAACTTAACATCTTTACCACCAGAAATCGGTAACCTTAAAAACTTAAAGGAACTTAATTTGAGTTATAATAACTTAACATCTTTACCAGAATCAATAGGTAACCTTAAAAAATTAGAGTACCTTAGTTTGTATCATAGTAAATTAACATCTTTACCAGAATCAATAGGTAACCTTACAAAATTAATGGTACTTAGATTAAATGATAATAACTTAACATCTTTACCATCACAAATCGGTAACCTTACAAAATTAATGGAACTTGATTTGACTAATAATAAATTAACATCTTTACCAGAATCAATCGGTAACCTTAAAAAGTTAGATGAACTTAAATTGGAAAATAACCCAAACCTTAAATATATAAACAGGAGTCTTTATCGCGAAGGTTTAGTTATTACAAAGAATTTTAGTACTAAACTTTATCCACCGATTCAAATAATAAGAAAAAACGTACCCCTAAACACTAAACGTAA